CGCAGATTCTGCGGGATGCCGGAAAAGCTGCTCTTGAGCCCGTGCTGGAGGACATGAAAGCGCATGCTGGTTATGACGAAACAGCAAAAGGTGAGCACATGCGCGACTCCATTAAAATTCGCTCATCCACTTCCAAAGCCAGGGGCAATGCGGTTGTTTATCTTCGCGTTGGCCCGAGCAAAAAACACTTCATCAAAGCGCTGGCTCAGGAGATGGGGACCGTGAAGCAGGTCGCCAGTCCCTTCATTCGTCCGGCCCTCGATTATCAGAAAGCGAAAGTTCTGCGCATTCTCGCGATAGAAATCCGCGATCGCATTGAAAACCATCGGTAGCGCTCGCTGCCACCTTCAAAGAGAGAGAAATTATGGCTGATAAAACTTCGCCAGAGTACGCGATGCTGCCTGCCGGCACAGTCGTTATGTGGGGTGCTGCGGGCAGCAACGTAGCAACAATGAAACCGCTTATTAACTGTAAGGCGCTGGGCGCAACCGGGCAGACGGGCAGCTTTGTGGACTGCACCACACTGATTGATACCAGCAAGCAGTTTATTTCTGACTTGCCGGAAGGCCCGGAAAAATCGCTGGGCTTCATCGACGATCCGGCCAACCAGGACTTTGCCGATTTCCTTAACGCAGCAGAGAACCGTGAAACTGTACAGTTTTACGTTGAACTGCCTAATGGGCGAACGGCAAACATGATCCTGGCCCTGTCGGGCTGGCAGATGAATGAAATCACCGCGCCTGCAAGTGAAGTCATTCAGATTACCGTTCAGGGTAAACAGAACAACATTGCCTGGGGTACGGCTGCAGGCAGCTGATCCCCGACATTATTCATTGGCCGCCTCTGGCGGCCTTTTATTATTTAATTATTAGGAAAAAACAATGACTACCATCGATGTGTCTGCTCTGAAATCTGCGCTTCTGAAACCTAAAAACGCCATTATTACTGCCGAAATCTTTGGTACTACCGTTTATCTTCGCCGTATGACGGCCGGTGAACTCATCGATCACGAAGAGGCGCTGCGTGAAAGCCAGATTGCCGAAGAAGCCCGTAAAGCCTCAGAGCTCAGCGTCCAGCTGATTGTCGACTGCCTGGTTCAGCCCGACGGCAGCCCAATCGCAGCGGAAGACAAGCCCACGGCCGCAGAGCTGCTGCAAGCGCATGACAACGTGGCGCTCCTGGATGCTATTGCCACCGTCAAAAAGCATGCCCTGGGCAAGCTTGAGGATGCGGAAAAAAACTAACCAACTCGCCCTGGCTTGAGCTGATTTTCTGGCTGGCCGACCGCTGGGGCGAGCCCGATCCCTCGAAGATAGCTTCACTCCCGGTAGACACTCTCTACCACTGGCGCGCGTATTTCCTGCGTACCGGTGCCATCAGCCGTCCCGGCGAGGAGAGTGGGCCAACTCCCGAAACCCCGCCTCCCGCTGCAGTCAGTAATGTTGACGATCAGTGTGCGGCCGTAATGAGAGCGTTAATGTAATGGCTGACGTTGCCTCCCTTGCCGTCGGGCTGCATCTCAACGCAGCCAATTTTAAATCTCAGCTGATGGGCGCATATGGCGATGCTGAGAACTCCTCAAAGCGCTTCAACCGTAACGCCCAAGAAGATGCGAAAAAGACCGATGAAGCCTACTCACGGATGGGGAAAACAATCTCGGGCGTTGCTGGCCGCCTGGCGGGGCTTGCTGGCGTCGGATTATCGCTCGGCACCATCATCACGACCACGCGCGATTATGGGCAGGCATTATCGGATCTGTCGGCTATCACTGGCGCAACGGGCGCCCAGTTAAAGACGCTCGATGAAGCCGCCCAGGAAATGGGGCGGAGCACAGAGTACAGCGCATCACAGGCAGTAGAAGCGCTTAAGTTGATGGCTTCGGCTAAACCTGAACTCCTTCAAACTGCAGATGGACTGACTGATGCAACAAAAAGCGCGCTTACGCTTGCCCAGGCTGCCGGGTCAACTTTGCCGGATGCAACCCGGACGCTGGCCCTTTCGCTAAACCAGTTCGGCGCAGGCGCTCAGGAGGCAGACCGTTATATCAACGTGCTGGCTGCCGGTGCCAAATTCGGTGCGTCTGAAATTGCTGATACTGCCGCCGCCATCAAAAATGGCGGTGTGGCCGCGGCACAGGCCGGGGTCGGGTTTGAAACGCTGAACGCAGCGATTCAGGTTCTGGCTGAGCGTGAAATCAAAGGCGGTGAAGCAGGCACCGCGCTGAGAAACGTCATTCTTGCTCTGGAGAAAGGCACTGACAAAACGCTGAAGCCGTCAATTGTTGGGCTCAGTGGCGCACTGGAGAACTTGTCGAAGAAAAATCTTTCCACCGCGCAGGCCGTGAAACTCTTCGGGGTTGAGAACATCAACGCAGCATCCGTGCTGGTGGACAACCGTAGCAAACTTGACGCCCTGACCCAGGCCCTTACTGGCACCCAGACAGCGCATGAGCAGGCTGCTATTCGGGTGAATAACCTGAATGGCGACATCATGGGGCTGACCAGTGCTTTTGAAGGGATGATCATTAAGATTGGTCAAAGCAGTACCGGCCCTCTGCGTTCCGGTATCCAGTCAGTAACCGATGGCATTAACCTGCTTACCGATAATTTTAATGCCGTTGCAAGCGTGGCGCTTTATACGCTGATCCCCGTCCTTTCAACGAAGCTCACCGCGGGGCTGAGGGAAAGCGTAAGTGCGTGGCAGCAGAATCAGGCAGCTGTAAAAGCTACGGCTGCGGCCCAGGCTGATGGCGCGCGCAAAACGCTGGAAGCTACTGCCGCCACGCTCAAGCGAAATGACGCTGAGTTTGGTTACTACCGTCAGATGGAAAAAACCGCCAGGCAGCATGGTCTTAACGTTAACTACCAGGGGGAGTTTAACCGGCTTATCCGGGAAGAAACCGAGCAAACTAATCTGGCCACGCGAGCCCAAATGCAGCTGGCAGCGGCCAATCGTCAGGTATCACTGACAGCTCGTGCTGCCTCGGTTGCAGTTGGTCTGGCTCGTGGTGCTTTAGCTCTGGTTGGGGGTCCATTCGGCGCAGCAATGCTGGCGGGATCCGCGCTTCTGTATTTCCATCAGCAGGCGAAAGATGCCCGCCAGTCTGCAGTTAACCTCAAGGATGCGGTCGTTGAAACCACGGCTGCGCTGATGCAGCTTTCTGATAAGCAACTGGCTGTTAAACAGCTGGATCTTGGGGACCAACTTGAGAGCCAGCTGGGAGAACAGGAAAAGCTTCAGAACCAGCTGAAGTACATGAATAAACAGATTGATCAGTCGAACAAGCAGGGCTGGATCGGCGATGTCTTTGGTAACAAGAAGGACATGCAGGCTGCGCGTCAGCGAGCTGAAGCTGATTTGGAGTCGGTTAATCAGGGTATTCAAAAAACACGAGACAATCTGGAAAACGTCGGTAAAGCGCGATTTTTAGTTCATACAGGTATTGCCAACCAGGCCAACGCCTTAGCGAATGACATCAAAACTATCACAGAACAGACCGCTAAGGCCGGGGAGGGCGTTACAACACCGTGGACCGGTGAAGATACTGAAAAAGCCAAAAAGGAAACGGTTAACCAGTACCTTCAGTTGCGCAGGGAAATCGAAGAAGCTCACGCTACCAGCCTTGGCAGAATCGACCTGCAGGAAAGGGCCAGCCAGGAAAAACTGATCGCCGCCGCTCGCAAAAATGGGGCAAGTGAGCAGGACCTGCAGCGCACTCTGCTGATGAATGCCGAGAACTACGAGAAACAACGCGCTGAACTGGCCGAACAATATTCCCCTGCGCGCGCAGCTATCAATCAGGAAAAGGAGGCCAGTCAGGAACTCAAGTCGCTACTTGATGCCCGTCTGCTTACCGATAAGGAGTATATGGCGGCGCGGGTTAGGCTGTCACAGGATACCTCACGGCAAATTTTGCAGGCGCAGGCTGATGCTCTTTCGGCGCCGCGTCTAGATCTTGGCGGTGATGTTGATCCGCTTGTTGCGCTACGCAATCAGCTGACGCAGCGACAATCCCTGCTGCAGGCCTATTACGCTGGCAATGCTATCAGTAAGGACCAGTACGAAAGGCTAATGCAGCAAAGCAGTAAGGATTCTGCAGATGCTCAGTACCAGACCGCGCTGGAATTATATCGCTCACAAAGTGACTTCAATAACCTGGCGATCGGCATGGTTGAGGCGACCCGGGAGCGAACAACGAATGTCCTGACTGGCCTGCTGACCCGTACCCAGACCTTTAAAGAAGGCATGATCAATCTGTTCTCCACGCTGACTCAGTCGATTATTCAAAACCTTGTAGATATGGCAGCGCAGGCGCTGGTTACTAATACCATTTTGAGTTCGATTATGGATATTGGTTCGAGTGTGTTTGGAGGTGTCAGTGGTGGCGCGGCAGCCAGCTCTGGAACAGCGATTTCCGACTATGGCAGCAACTTCCAGTTCAACGCTAAAGGCGGCGTTTATTCGTCCTCAGATTTAAGCGCATACAGCGGTCAGGTTGTCGATAACCCCACGTTCTTCGCCTTCGCGAAAGGGGCAGGGGTAATGGGCGAGGCGGGCCCCGAAGCCATCATGCCGTTAACCCGCGCGCCGGATGGTTCTCTCGCCGTTCGTGCAGTTGGCGGCGGTGGCCAGACGGCATCTTCCGCTCCACAGGTCTTTATCACCATCGACGGCAATGGCAACACATCCACGCAGACGCCTTCCGGGCTGGAGCAATTTGGCGCTGACGTCGGACGTTTCGTCGATCAGCGATATAAGCAAAACCTCATGCGTGATATTCGCCCCGGCGGAGATATCTGGAACGCGATGAAAGGAACCCGATAAATATGGCCATCGAAACCTTTCCCTGGAGTCCCAGGGTTAGCCCGTCCCAAACAATCTCGTTTAGAACCAGAAGCGCAAAGTTCGGTGACGGATATGAGCAGATCTCTGGAGATGGCATTAACCCTCGTAGCCAGCAATGGGAGCTTAACTTTGTAGGCAAAGAGGAATACATCCAGCAGATTAAGAACTTTCTGGACAGGCATGGAGGCACAAAGTCCTTTCAATGGAAACCACCTCTTGAATCGCTGGGGTTATATCGCTGCGCCGAGTATAAACCCACTCCTATGGGGGGTGAGAACTACTCCCTTTCTGCAACGTTCCAACAGGCCTTCAAACCATGAGTCTTAATGCAGATTATCAGAAACTTGAGCCCGGCAATGAAGTCAGGCTGTTCGAAGTGGATGGTACCGCCTTCGGTACGGGTGAAGTGTTGCGCTTTCACAGCTACAGCCTTGCTCACACTGAGGCGGAAATAACCGCTGCTGGTGGGGATGAAAATAAGCTTCCGGCGAAATCAATCTGGTGGCAGGGCGAGGAATACAAAGCCTGGCCCTGTCAGATTGAGGATATCGAGGCATCAACCAGTGGCAGCAGTGCGCAACCGAAATTATCGGTGGCTAACCTCGACAGTTCCATCACGGCGCTTTGTCTTGCCTATGACGATATGCTGCAGGCGAAGGTGACGATCCATGACACCTTGGGCAAATATCTCGATGCGAAAAACTTTACCGGCGGTAATGCCACAGCCGATCCGACGCAGGAGAAGCTGAAAGTTTTTTACATCGATGCAAAGAGCAATGAAACCGACGAAGTGGTTGAGTTCACGCTCTCCAGCCCGATGGATCTACAGGGGCTGATGATACCGACGCGCCAGCTTCATTCAGTTTGCACCTGGTGTATTCGTGGCAAATATCGTACCGGTGATGGTTGCGATTATGCAGGAAACCGCTATTTCGATAAGTTCGGCAACCCAGTAAGTGACCCTTCACTGGATGAATGCAGCGGCCTTCTTAGCACTGGTTGCAAACCTCGCTTCGGTGAAAATGAAGAGTTGCCGTTTGGCGGCTTTCCGGGCACCTCTTTGATCAGGAGCTGATATGCGTCAGAAAACCATTGATGCCATTATGACGCATGCCGAAGCGGAGTATCCGCGCGAGTGCTGCGGTGTGGTAGCGCAGAAGAGCCGGATAGAGCGCTATTTTTCCTGCCGTAACCTTGCTACCGAGCCTACTGAACACTTTTATCTCTCCCCGGAAGATTATGCTGCGGCGGAAGACTGGGGAACGGTGACAGCCATCGTTCACAGTCATCCCGATGCAACCACACAGCCGAGCGAAACGGATAAAGCCCAGTGTGACCTTAACGGCCTGCCCTGGCACATCGTCAGCTGGCCGGAAGGTGATCTTCGAACCATCATGCCGCGGGGGGAAATCTCGCTGATCGAGCGGCCGTTTGTCCTCGGCGTGTACGATTGTTGGGGGCTGGTCATGAGCTATTTCCGGCAGACGCACGGGATCGAGCTGCATGATTACCGGGTGGATTACCCGTGGTGGGAAAACGACTATCCTGACAACTTCTATCAGGACTGCTGGTATGAGTGCGGTTTTCGTGAGTTTGACGGCGCGCCGCAGCCCGGCGACATGGTGATCATGCAGGTCCAGTCCGATAAGTGGAATCACGCAGGGATATTGCTGGAAGGCAATATGCTGCTGCACCATCTGTACGGACACCTGAGCCAGCGCGTGCCGTATGGCGGCTACTGGCAGGAAAGAACGATGAAGATCGTCCGACACAAATCCCTGTGCTAATATTCTGCTTTTATTGAAGGGAATAGGGATATGAAAAAAATACTACTCATCATTACAGCAATTGCATTGTCTGGATGTGTATCTCAGGCAGCAAGAAATCAGCAGCAGGATGAAATTAATAAAACGATTCCAACTTGCTCTTCACAAAGGCAATGCGATGCTGCATGGTCTTCAGCACGTCAATGGGTCACCCAAAATTGTGGGATGAAGATACAGAATTACAGCAATGATTATATCGAAACATATAATTCTATTGGTGATAGTGCTTCTACATCCTGCCAAGTAACCAAAAACGCTCAACCTAATGGCACTAGCTCAATTAACATCCGTGTTTCTTGTGGGAATATATTTGGGTGTGTTCCAGATCAATATCAGTCAGTAATTAATTTCAACAGATTTGTTGGAGGGGCGGTTGAGAAGGTTTCTCCAATCAAAATAGGTGCAATGATGGGGATGGCTGATAAAAGCGGAAAGGTTGTAGAAAATCCGTCTTATTCATTTGGAATGGTGGTTAAAAGTATAACACCTAACTGGGCTGCAGATAAGGCTGGATTACGTGTGGGTGATATTGTGACGGATGTCGGAAATAGTCGCATAAGAACGCAATCTGAAATGACGAATGCAATGGAACAATTTCATGCGGGAGATATTGTCGAATTTAAAGTGCTTCGCGCAGGCGCTAATTCGGTAGTGAAAATTAATCTGTAAATAACATTTAACTTAAAAGCCCTTTTTAGGGCTTTTTTTATTGGTGGGTATATGCAAGAGGTTATGACTAGGATTGAACTGGGCGGCGTGCTGGGTAAAACATATGGGCGCTCTCATCTCCGCTTGATTCGCACCACTTCTGAAGCTATTAATGCTCTCACCAAGACCATTGATGGTTTTGAGAAATTCCTCAATACGAGCAAGGCTCGAGGGTTAACATACGCTGTATTCAAAGATAAAAAGAATATCGGTGTAGATGACTTCGGGTTTCCAGTAACAGGGGAAGTTATTCGTATTGTCCCTGTAGTGATAGGCAGTAAAAAAGCTGGTGTGCTACAAACTGTTTTAGGTGCTGTGTTGGTTGCTGTTGGCGCTGTACTTAGTTTCACCCCATGGGCTGCAGCCTCACCATTTTTATATAAATTTGGTGCTGCAATGATGCTGGGTGGGGTTGTTCAGATGCTTTCCCCTCAGCCTGCCGGACTCGCCAGCAAACAGGATGCAGATAATCGCGCCTCATATGCGTTCGGTGGTGTAACGAACACCGCTGCGCAGGGATACCCGGTTCCGCTACTTTACGGGCGGCGGCGGATCGGCGGGGCGATTATTTCTGCAGGGATTTACGTCGAAGATCAGCAGTAAAAATTAACCTTTCATTCAGGCCACCTTCGGGTGGCTTTTTTTATGGGCGAAATATGGTAAACGCAACCGCTATACGGGGCCGCAAAGGCGGTGGCTCTAAATCCCGCACGCCTACAGAACAGCCTGACGATCTCCAGTCTGTTGCGAAGGCGAAAATATTAATCGCTCTCGGAGAGGGGGAGTTCTCAGGGCAGTTAACCGGCAAAGACATCTACCTTGATGGTACCGCCATCGAGAATGCTGACGGCTCCCAGAACTTCAGCGGTGTGACCTGGGAGTTTCGCCCCGGCACCCAGGCGCAGAAATAC